TGAGCAACCCCTCGACGCCTCATGACGGTGCCGGAACGGTCCTCAACCTGTTCGGCACCGTGTACACGGTCACGAACATCGTGATCTCGAACACGAACCCCGGCGCTGCCGCCGAGGCGACCGTGGACGTGGGGCATCTCGGCCAGACGACTGGCGAGACGCTCGCGACGCTGAGTCGTCCGCTCGTGATCCCGGCCGACGACGGCGGCACGGGCCGCTCAGTGACGTTCGATTACCTCGGCAAGACGATCATCCTCGACGCGGCGACGGGCACGATCACGATCACGACCGGCGGCACCACGCTCATCAACGGCAAGGCCGCCACCGTGTCGAGCTCGACGCTGACGCTCGCGACGAACGACGCGATCCGTGGTCAGGCGACGATCACCGTGGCTCGCTGACCGTGACGGAGGTCCGTCATGGCTACGCGAGTCTCGGGAGTTGCTGTCACGTGGGGCGGCACGCAGATCGAGCAGGTGTCTAGCGCCACGCTCGATCTCGTCCGTGAGATGCCGGTGGCTCGCACGGCACGGTGGACCCTCGACCTGGGCGAGGTCACGCTGCCAGCGTTCACTCGAACGGCGCTGCCCGAGAGCCAGTACGGCGTGCGGGCTCGCCTCGTGATCACGGCGCAGAACGACCAAGGCGCCGCCACGTCGAGCACGTTCACGGTCTTCGACGCCGACTGCGTCTACCTCGGTGCCGAGGTCCGTGGCGAGCTCAACGGCGTCTGGCAATTTGACCACCGGTTCAAAGTCATGGATACGGTCGGCGTATCGACCGCGTATCCATCGTGAGGTGAGTGAGACATGGCGACACTGACGGCAGAACAGATTCTCGCGAGCAACGACGCCGGGCTCATGGGACCGATCACCGTGCCCGAGTGGGGCGGTGACGTGTTCATTCGCGTGATGAGCGTTGGAGAGCGCGATTCCTATGAGCGGTTGTGGATCGGCAAGAAAGACTCCGGCATCGAGAACTTCCGGTCGGAGTACCTCGCCCGCTGCCTCTGCAATGAGAAGGGCGAGCTGCTCTTCACCCGTGCCCAGGTCGTCGCGCTGGCGAGCCGCAGCGGTGCGGTCGTCGGTCGGCTCTTCGACTCGGCGCTCAAGCACAACAACATGACGGAGGCCGATGTCGAGCAGTTGGCAAAAAACTGAACGCCTCGCCATCGCGTCGGTTTCTCTTCGCGCTGGCGGGGCATCTGCGGATGACCGTTCGCGAGTTGTGCGAGCGGATGGATTCGCGGGAGTTGAGCGAGTGGATGGCATACACGAGGTACTTCGTCCCGCTATCCGACCCGTGGCTCCAGACAGGACTGCTCGCCTCGATCGCTATGGCACCGTACACGGACCCGAAGAGAGGAAAGCCGCCGACGGCTGAGGACTTCATACCGAAGGCACGACCACCGCAGCACGAGTCGCAGGACCGCGAGGCGATCCTTCGGCTACGGCGTGAGATGGGGATCATCGACTGATGGCAAACATCCTCGGACTCGCGCTGAAGATCAGTGCGGACTCGACGCAACTGAAGCTCACGCCCGCAGAGCGTGCTCTTCAGACGCTTGGCGCCGAGGCGGCGAAGCTCACGAGCGTATTCGCTCAGTTCACGGGCGAGTCGTCGGCGGCAGCGACGGCACAACAGAAGTTCGCCACTGACCTCGCGTTCCTCAACTCGGCGCTGAAGACCGGGCAGATCACCGCCCAGCAGTACGCCGAGGAGTTCGCGAACCTTGCCCAGGCGTCGGAGCAGGAAGCCGCTGCTCTCCGCGAGGCGGCCCGGATCACCGAGTCGGTGCGGACTCCGTTCGAGCGTTTCCAGCGGACGGCGGGCGAGCTCGCCGTGCAACTGGACGCGGGTCGCATCTCGCAGGAAACATACAACCGGGCGGTCGAGCAGGCGTCGCGTGGGCTGACTGACGCCGAGCGTGCGTCGGCCGGGCTCGCGGCCCGCACTGCTGATATCGCCGACGCTGGCGGGGAGGCGACGCTCCAGTTCAATGAGCTCTCGGGCATCTTCTCAATCCTGCCCGGCCCGCTCGGGAATATCGCTGGACGCATCTCGGGCATCACGTCAGCGAGCGAGGGGCTGTCCCGCGTGTTCGCTGGCGGTCTGTCTCAGGGTGTCTCTGCGATCGGTGCGTCTGTCGCCGCGTTGGCAAACCCGTTCACGATCGCAGCCGGTGCAATCGTCGCGACAGGTGCGGCAGCACAGCAAGTGGTCGCCGGGCTTCTTCGCCTGGATGATCGCGTCGAGAAACTCGGGAACGCAGCCGACAAGCTCGGCCTGTCGTTCGAGTTTATCCAGACTCTGGAGGAAGCGGCGAACCGCAGCGGCACCAGCATCGACGCAGTGAGCGCGGCGTTCGGTCGGCTCCAGAAGTCAGTGCTCGGCGTCGATGAGGAGAGCAAGGCAGCACAGAAGGCGCTCGCCGAGATCGGCGTCACGTCGCAAGAGCTTGCGGACCTTGACCCGCAAGAGCAGTACCTCAAGATCGGGCAGGCACTCGCTGGAATCGAAGACCCGGCGAAGAGGACTGCAACGGCTATCGCTTTGTTTGGCAAGACCGGCACCGACCTCATTCCGTTCTTCAACAACATCGCCGGTGCGTCTGCGGACATGGAGCGATTCAACGCCACGCTGTCGGCGGTGGATCGAACTCGCATCGACGGACTTGGCACAGCGTTCGACGGAGTTGCCGTGGCGCTGCGTGGGTTCGGGCAGGAACTGCTCACGCCCTTCATCGGCATCACGCAGTCCATTAGCGAGGGACTGTCGCCTGCGCTGACGACGCTCGGGCGTCTCCTTGGTTCTGTGCTCGATGCAATTTCACCATTCACAAGTGCTCTCGGGCTCGTCGCAAATGTTGCTCTTCAGGCTGCGTCTACCGTCGGGAGGCTCGTTGGCGTCGCGCTAGAACCTCTTGCCACGGTTGGCCGCGCGCTATCGTCTGCATTCGATGTCTTGAGCCAGACGTTCTCGCGGTCATTCGACGCAGTCAATTCTGTCATCGGCTCGGTTGGTCGGTTCCTTCAGTTCGAGGGATCGATTGCGGCCGTGTCGAGAGCGTTATCTGCCGTAGCGTCCACGGTCGCTGAGACTCTCTCGCCCATATTCGAGCGTCTGTCCAAAATCGGTCAGCGAGTCGGAGCAATCCTGTCGGCGGCATTCGAGAAACTCGGGTCATTCTTCGCTTCGTTCGCGAGCTCGACCGTCACGCGCATCGGCGAAGTCATCTCGACGCTCCTAGAGGTGACGGGCATTTCCGACACGGTGGCCGCTGTCGCCGAACGCATCGGTGAAGTGTTCGGGTCTGCGTACGACATCGTCAGTGGCGTCGTCTCGACGATCGGCGGGCTGATCGAGCGAGTGTTGAAGTTCGCCGAGGATTGGCTCGGCATCACGGCGACGATCGCGGAACCTGTGCAAGCGACGATCGAGGTAGACGCTGGCGACACGATCGCGGATCTGATTGCCGAGAACAAGGAACTCGGCAAGGTCATCGACGGCATCACGAAGAGCGTCAGCGACGCGATCAACGAGTCGGCCCAGTTTGGACAGGCTGGCTTCGACGCAGCGCTGCAATACCAGCAGAGCATCGGCGACCTCAAGGAGAAGTTGTCAGCTGGTCTCTTCAACGAGGAGACGTTCCGCACTGAAGCAGAGAAAGCCAAGGTTGCATTCGACGCCGAACTCAAGCGAATCGAAGAAGACGCCAGCCTGGAAGTCCAGATCACCGAGAATGCCACGAAGACCCTTGCGGGGATTGACGAAGCCATATCTAAGGCGATCGAGAAGGCGACTGAGTTTGGCGAGGAAGGGTTCAACGCCGCACTTTCGATCCAAAACGCACTGACACCGCTGAAGGAGCAGTTCGATCGTGGGATCATCAACGAAGAGAGCGTTCGGCAGGGAGTCGCCAAGGCAAACGCAGAATACGAAAAGCAACTTGAAGCGATAAAGAAAACTCGCGACGAGCAGGCGAAGGCAGTCGAGGACGATAAGAAACGAATCGACTCGCTGCTTGGCGTTACGAATGCCGCCGGAAAGGTTGCTACTGATCTTGCGACGGTCGAGCGGGAAATCTCTCGCGTACAGCAGCAGATTTCCGAGACCGGCGTCGGGAAGGACGGCGCTGCAGAGGCTCGCCTGCGCGAACTGCAAACCCTTCAAACGCAACTCGACGCACAGCTTGAAGCGGCAGCGCAGGGCTTCGACGAAGGATTCGCGGACGCGTTTGCGAAGACAGGCGAGAAATTCAATGAGCTTGCCGCCAAGGCAGGCGAGTTCGGGCAGGCGGGCGCTGATGCAGCGCGGCGGCTCTCTGAGGGTATCCAGGCGGCGCAAGACCAGGCTCGTGATGGAATCCTCAACGCCGCCGCGTACGAGCAACAGGTCGAGCAGCAGAAGCGTCTCTTCGAGAACGAGCTTGCGAACATCAAGAAGACTGCCGATGAGCGCAAGAAGATCAATGAGTTCGTTGACAAGCAACTCATTGCATTCCGCTTCGGCGGCGACAACGAACGAGCAGAGGCGGCGATTCGGGCGGTCGAAATCGAGAAGGAGATAATCCGCGTCCAAGAGCAGGTGAGGATTGCTCGTGCCAACGGCGACCGCGAAGCGATCAACGCGGGTGTGCAACGAATCGGTCAACTCGACCAAGTGCTCGCAAACGAGCAGGCAATCGCAAACGGCCGCAAAGAGATAGAGAAGCAGTTAGGGGAGCAGCGGGACAAATACCTCAAGCAGTTGGAGCAGCAACAGCAAAAGGCACAACAGGAGCAACAAAAGTACCTCGAAGAGCAGGCGAAGGCCGTCGAGGCAGAGAACCAGCGTCAGGTCGCCCGCATCCGCGAGCTCAACACACTCGGCAGCGGTGTCATCCAGGGCAACGACATCCGCACCGCCGAAGGTGCGGCGTTGTTTTTGAACCTCGCCGCCAACCAGCAAGACCCGGCGCTCATCGAGGCTCGTCTCCAGACGCGGCGGCTGACAGAACTGCGTGACACGCTCGTGGCGATCTCGGCGCGGTTCGCCGGGCCAGTAGCATCAATTGGTGGGGGAACAGGCTGATGGGCGTCGCACATCATCGCGAGCTACCGCGCTCGAACAAGTTCCGCCTCGGCGAGTCACGCGACCTCACGCGGCAGTTCGTCGTTACGCACGACGCGTCTGGGCAGGCGACGACGGCGAACGAGGTGGCGACCGCACTGTCGCTCGACATCGGCGTCGCCCATCCCGAGTACGCCGACGTACGGTGCGTCGAGATTGAGTACGAAGAGAACTACGAAGGCTCGCAGTACCACTCGCTCCTCACCGCGAAGTACGGCTTCCCGAGCGGTGGGCTCGATCAACTCGCGGCACCGACGAGCCGACCGGCACTGTGGACGTTCACGACGCAGGGCGCGACGGTGCCTGCGCTCTTCTACTACCACGGCAGCGGCAACGGCGACCAGCGCCCGCTTGTGAACTCAGCCCTGGACTATTTTTCGGGCTTAGAGTCGGACGAAGCGCAATGCAAAGTCGTCATCTCGCAAAACCTCGCGACGTTTCCGTCATCGTGGGCGATCGGGCTCACGAACACGATCAACTCGACAACGTGGATCGGCGGTGCGACGCATTGCTGGAAATGCCAAGGGATCAGCGGTGAGCTCAAGTATGAGGAGTACGGCGGCACGCTCCACCGATTTTGGGCGGTGAAGGTCGAGCTCCTGTTTCGCCAGACAGGCTGGCCGCTGCAACTGCCCGACGTGGGGTTCAACTACCTCGACGGCGGGCAGAAGCGACGCGGCATGGTGTTCGACTTCCAGAACGCCGAGTGGGTCGCGTCGCCCGGCCCGGTCGGGCTCGACGGCAGCGGCAACCAGACACTCGGCGCTCCCGCGATCCTCACGAGGCGTGTGCACCGCGAGGTGGACTTCAACAGTTACTTCGGCTCCCCGCCCGCGTAGGAGGCTCCCCATGCCAGACATCACGTACAACGTGCAGGTGAGCGCCTCGCGTGGCGCTCTCGTCCAGCAGTTCTTCGCCAATGGCATCACGACCGACATGAGCACGACCGGCGTGCTCGCGGCGACGCTCGATCTCACGACGGCGACGAGCCAGTTCGTGACGAGTGCCGCCTCGACGCTCGGGCTGTGCTTCGCCCGCTCGCTCGTGACGAGCACGAACCAGACCGCCACCGTGTCGTTCGGCCGCCTCGACGGCACGACGCTCCACGAGACGGTGCGGTTGCGTCCCGGCGATGCCGCACTCTTCCGCCTCGCTCCCGGCAACTACGCCGCGAAGGCAGCGTCCGCCGGTCGCCTCATGCTCCAGGTACTGGAGGACTGAGTCGTGGCCGACCCGGTGATCTTCGATCGCTCGTCTGCCGAGCGGATCGCGAGCGCCGTGCGTCGCGTCGAGATCGGTGATCGCTCCGAGAGCCCGCTGCGGTTCGACACGGTGCCGCCGACGCAGCAGCGGAAGACCTTCCGCATCGCGACGTTCAGCGGCGCGTGGGCGATCAATGCGACGAAGACCGTCACGTTCAAGTACCAGACTGCGACGCCCAACACGGCGTCGGCGCTCAATCTGTTTGCGGCAGTGCCAGCCCCTGCGAGCAGTGGCGACTGCGCCATCGCACGCGAAGGCACGGCGTGGTTCCTCATCGCGGCGGTGTGCAGTACGGCAACATGATCGACGACCCTCTCGCACTCGTCGTCGCTGGCATCTGGCTCATGGCGGCCGGGATGTACCCGGTCGGATTTTTGTTTGGCGCTTGCAGCGATTGTTGTGCGCCAGCAGGCGACCCGAATGCGTGCTGCTGCGGCGGAAACTACCCGTCGCAACTCGTCATCACGATGCAGGGCGCACAGAATCGCACGATATCGCCATCGTTTTGGTACCAGTACGGCAATGCGAACGACTACGAAGAGTGGATTAACTGTTCGTCGCTCAATGCTTCCTACGTGCTGGATTTCGACGAATGCACGCAGAAGACCACGACGACAACCAAGGCTGCCAGATATCGGTCGTATCGTGGTGGAGCGACGCAGACGCTCCAGATATCCAACGCGATCGAGTACCAAGTGACGGCGAGTTATTCCTGCAACGACAGCGTGTTTTCGACAAGCCTCACCGTCATGTCTGGCATCGCCACCAACTCGACGCAATGCAGTACTTGCAAGTCGGAGTTCGGCGGCTCGTGGAGCACGTTCGCGGTCTTAGTGTTCGGCGGGCCGTTCGCGTCGCCATCGCGATTCGACGGGCTGCGTCTTCCGAGCGGCGATTGGACGTGCGCAGAGCGCCGCGTCGGTCGCACGATCACATGGCGTCGCGAGGTGTGCAGCACGGGAGCCGCGACCCTCATGCGTCACGTATTCGCAGCCAATGGCACGTACACGCTCGCGACGACGGGCGGCACCAGCCCGCACGACATCACGAGTTGCCGCGCCCCGGAGATGCACGGGCTGATTCTCTCTGGCTGCGATATGTCTGCCGCCACCGTTACGGCCACACTTCAATGAAGTGCGAGTTTGTCTTTGAGGCTATTGACGACGCCAGCAAGCGCGCAAAGTGCCAGCGATGCTCGCGATCTGTTGTAGTGCCGATTGTGGTCGAGACGGTGGACGCTCAGTGCCGTGCCGGGGTGTCTTTACCGAGGGTCGCTGTCGGCGACTTGGTGGAGCGGATGCTGACCAGCCTCGGAATCACGAAACGTCGCGTACAGGCGTGGACTCGCGTCAAGGACTGCGGCTGCGCCCAGCGGCAGAGGTGGCTAAACCAGTGGGGCTACCAGCAGCAGGATCGCATTGAGCGTGTATTGAACAAGGCTGCGAAGTGGTACGGGATTTCTTGACACTCTATCCACCATGAACGCAGGAGGACGGGTGCCGTGGCGGATGATCACACGATCACGATCGCGGGCGAGAAGTGGCTGCTACGCTTCTCGCGGCTCACCGGCAAGGCTGACGGCTGGACGTGCTATGACGAAAAGCCGCCGAAGATGCTGGTCGATTCTCGACTGACCGGCTCGCAGCGTCTCGAAACCGTCCTCCACGAGATCGCCCACGCGGTGCTCGGCTCCACGATCTCTGAGGAGACGGTGACCGAGTTGGCCCGCGTGCAGCGTCGTGTCCTCTGGCAGATCCTGCGTTACCGGGAGGTGCCGCGTGGCGAGTAAGGGGAAGCCTGCGTCGATTGCCGACGAGATCGTCTCTCGCGTGCAGAACTACAGGCCCGGTTTCAACGCGTGGCACTGCGACCTTCCCGCCGACGTGCTCGCGGAACTGGAGGCGCTTCGCGAGCGGTGGGTGAGCGGCGAACTCGGACTGCAAAAACGCGCTCTCGCGCGGTCGATCATTCAGTCCCTCAAGGATCGCGGGCTGCCAGTGAGCGGCGTACAAGGAGTGGAGCATTGGCTCACCGCAAACAGGCGTCGCTAACCGACAGCGTCATCGCTGCCGCCGCGACGGCCGAGCAACTCGCCGCTGACGCCGAGGTCGCACGTCTGCGTGCCGAGGTTGCGGCACTGAAGGGCCGCTACCGATCCGCACTCGCTCAGATCGACCGCGAGCGGGAGCGTGCCGACGCGTTCGTGGGGCTCAAGGGTATCGAGGCGAAGCGGCCGTCGCCGAAGCCGACGAAGGGCAGGCGGCACCCCGCGACGATGGTCGTGCTGCTCTCGGACATCCACTGCGAAGAGACGGTGCGGAGCGAGCAGGTCAACGGGCTCAACGCCTTCGACCTAGACGTGTGCGACTCGCGGCTCGCCGAGTTGAGCGAGCGATTCTTCGCGCTGCTCGAACACGAGCGGCAGTTGTGCAAGATCGACCGCGTCGTCGTCTGGTTGGGAGGCGACCTCATCTCAGGGATGATCCATCCCGAGCTCGCGGAGGAGAACGCGCTGCACCCGCTCGCGGCACTGCGGTGGATCGGCGAGCGGTTGCGTGGATTCATCGACTCCGTCAGCGACACGGCCAGCGAGGTGCTCGTCGTCACGTCGTGCGGCAACCACGGACGCACGACCGAGAAACTTCGCACGAACGAAGCCGACACGAGCTACGAGCACCACCTCTACGTGACGATGGCGGCTGCGGAGTCGCGGAAGAACGTCGCGTGGCGAGTGGGCGAGGGGCATCTCAACTACGTCGATCTCGACGGGTTCACGATCCGGTTCATGCACGGCCACGCGGTGCGATACCAAGGAGGCATCGGCGGCATCCACGTGCCGCTGAATAAGGCGATCGCCGCATGGGACTCGACGCGACGCGCGGACCTCACGTGCCTCGGGCACTGGCACCAGTTCTCATGGAGCCGCTCGGGGCGGTACGTCACGAACGGAAGCGTGATTGGACCGAGCGCCTACTCTGTGCGAATCAAGGCGTCATACGAGCCGCCGTGCCAAGCGGCGTTCGTGGTCGATCACCATCGACGCGAGGTGACGCGAGCCTATCCCGTGTTCTGTGACAGAGACCTGAGAGGAAAGACGTGACCGAAGCCACCCTTGAATCCGCCAACGCCGCCCTCCGCAACGCCGTCGAGTCACGCCTCGCTGGACGCTCACCGATGGCGGCAAGCCTGGAGGGATGCCCGCCTGCACTGGAGGCAGCGACGAGAGCGCTGAGCGACGCGGCAACTACCGAAGAATCATCGGAGGTCTACGCGGAGTGGACGCCGCCCGAATACGCGACGCGGGTCGAGGCGGTCAAAGGCTTTGCCCGGCTCGTCGAGGAGGCACGCCCCGCGCGGGTCGCGAGGGAGACGCGGCCCGGCGTCACGGAGAAGTTCGGCACTGGAGCGGTTCGCTCGGATGCCGTCGAGGAGTTTCGGTATGACCTCGTCTCGCCGATCGGACTTCGCGAGGTTGCTCGTGCGTGTGCGGAGGGTGCCGCGAAATATTCCGATTTCAACTGGGAGCGCGGTATGCCCGTGCATGACCTGCTCAACCACGCGATCGCCCACGTCTACGCGTTCCTGAGTGGCGACCGAAGCGAGCCGCACCTCGGTCACGCGGCGTGGAACCTGCTGTCGGCGATCCACTCGCACGAGTTGTGGCCGCATCTCAACGACGGACATCTGCGTCAGCCTGGGTGCAGGCTCCCAGCGGAGGCCCGCAATGCCACGTCCTGAGCGCCCTCCACTCACCGAGGACGACCTCGCCCAGATCGAGCACCGCGCCCGGCGGTTCAGCGGTGCCTACACCGGCACGAGCGGCACGCTCGCTGGCGACGTGATCCGCCTGCTCGCGGAGCGAGCTCGCCTGCTCGCGATCATCGCCGTGCTCCAGAGCGAGGACGCGTGATGTTCGGCTCCGACCTGCGCCAGCGCGTCGATGAGTTGGCGTCCATCGTCGCCGTCATGGCGCGGAACCAGAGGTCGATGGCTGAGGCGCTGCGCACGGTCGTCGAGTCGGCGAATGCGAACGCGGACCACTGCAACCGCAATTTCACGAGCATCGTCGCGTCGTTGCAGCAGATCGTCGATCGGCTCGCCGAGGACGCCAGCGACGATTGGTGGAAGCACCCGCACGACTGACCCATGGCGGCCGGGCGCGGCGGCGCGAGTCCTCCTCCGCTCGCGCCGCCCCCGGTCTGTCAGGCCGCGTCGCCCTGCCCGCCGACCCACCCGTCGAGAAGCCCCCGGCTAAACGCCGCCACGTCCTCGGGCTCGACGCCAGCAGCCGCCGCCAGGGCGTCGTGCTGAGCCCGTGGTGGGCAGGCGAGCCCACGGGCGGCCATGGACCGCCCGACCGACGCACCGGCTTCTACGGGGCCGCTGGACGCCCGTGCAGCCGTGGGCGGCTCCGGGGCAGGTGGCGGGGCTGGCTTGCCCGCACGTCGCTCGCTGGGGAGCTTGGGGAGGAGGTCGAGCGGGTCGGCTCCCCCGACGATCCCGGCATCGAGGTAGTGCTGCCGCGTCGTGGACGGGTCGCTGTGCG